ACGGCACAAACTCGAGCGCGTCCGGGCCATCGACGAAGAGTTGGTCCGCCTCGGCTACACGCCCTCCGGTTCTCCTCCTCCCGTAGAGAGCGAAGTAGTACCCGCTCCGGGGCGGGCCGACGCCACTTCCAAGAAGAAACGCGCACCACGAAAGAAGGCCTAAGAAATGGCGATTACGAACGGCTACGCCACGCTCGCCGAATTTCAGGCCTACGTCGGAATGTCGACTATCACGGCGGCAGAAACGACCACTATCGAATCCGCTATCGAAGCGGCCTCCCGCTCTATCGATCGAATCGCTAATCGCCGTTTCTATCTCGACACGAACGCGAGCGCCCGCCTTTACCGTCCGACCGACTATTACAAGTTGATCGTCGACGACATCGGTTCCACGACCGGACTCTCAGTAGCGCTCGACGCAACCGGGCAAGGCTCCTACACCGAGACACTTGTCCTCGACACCGACTTCATCCTCGACCCGGTAAACGCCGCCTCGAAGGGCCGCCCGTGGACGATGGTAACTATGGTCGGCGCGTCGACGTGGCCTTTCCCAACCAACTATCGACCCGTCGCACAAGTCACCGCGCGTTGGGGATGGCCTTCCGTACCGGACGACATTTCCGAAGCCTGCTTAATTCTCGCCGCCGATTACGTCAAACGAGCCTCGAGCGTCGGCGGAGTCGTCGGACTCTCAGAACTCGGCGCTATTCGTATGAGCCCGCTAGGTAGAGACATCGCCGCCATCGTGCGCGCCTACCGTCGCGAGGTCGTCGGATGACCCCATCGGCAGTACGAGACGCACTCAAAACCGCCTGCACCACGACCGGGCTCCGCGTCTACGACACCGTCCCCGATGGCCTCATTCCGCCGGCCCTCGTCATCGGGCAACTCGCGATCGAATGGGACCTCGTCTTCCAACGGGGCGCAGACTCCGCGACCGTCGACCTCATCCTCATAACGGGACGCATGAGCGAACGAGCCGCGCAGGACTACCTCGACTCATTCCTAACCGCCACCGGAACCAACTCGATTAAGACCAAAATCGAAGCCGACCAAACGCTCGGCGGAACTGTGACGTCCGTCCGATGCGTCTCCGCGACCCCGGTATCGCTCACCGTCGCCGGCGTAGAAATGCTCGCCTACAGGTATGCGGTAGAGTTATGGGGATGAAATACCGCGTCACCGCTAGGAACCTCGTCTCGTTCGCTATGGGCGAGATCATCGAAGCCGCCGCCCTCGAAGCGGCAGGCGTCCCGATCGATAAGCGGGTAGCGTCAGGACATCTCGAACCCGTTCTCGAGCAATCGAAGAAAACCTCTACAACCAAGAAAGAAAGCGACTAGGATTCCGAACTATGGCAACCGTTACCGCACTAGGAAAAGCGACCGTCTTCACCGTTGGATCGGTTGATCTCGCCGACCAACTTCAGAGCATTACCATGAACAAGACGGTCGAGGCATTGGACAGCACGGTGCTGACTGATACGGCGCGTCGGAACGCCGCAGGCCTCGCTAACTGCGAGACCACGTTCACCGTTCTCGGAACCTTTGCAACTGGCGAAGCAATTCAGACGATCTTCGGAGACGTCGGTACCGAGTCGACGATCGTGTTCGAGCCATTGAGCGCCGCACCCGGCACCTCCTCGCCGCGCTACACGCACAGTAACGCATTTCTGGCAACCGCTCCGATCGTGGTCGAGGTTGGCTCGCTCATCTCTATTACCGCCACCTACACCGGTGGAGACATCGTTCAGGCCTTGAGCGCGTAATGCTTAAAATTTCCGTCTCCGTTGAGCGGCGGGACGGAACCCGGGAAGACTTCCCGGTACTCCCGCCGACGATCATCGCCTTCGAGCGTTATGCCAAGATGAGCATCGGGCAAGCCTTCGCAGGCAACACCGCCAAATTCGAGCACATTTACTATCTCGCGTGGCTCGCCGAAAAGGACGCCGGGAATTCGGTGAAAGTGTTCGACGAATGGCTTAAGCAAGTCTCAGACGTAGACATCGTCGACGTCCCAAAAGCGTAACGCGCGGCTCGTTCGCCGAATTCATCGCCGCGCTCAGCATCGAGACTGGGATCGCCCCGAACGCTCTTCTCGAAGCACCCGTCGAGGTTCTAGAGTCAATCGAGGAACTACTCGAGAAACGACAAACGGCGCGACGACAAGCGCAGAAAGGACGCTAGACGTGGCAACGACCGGGACATTCGGTTATCGCTTAGAAGGCCGCGAAGGTGCCGTCAAGATCGAAGGACTTAACAAAGTCCGCCGCGACCTCAAGAACCTTTCCCAAGACGTCGACTACCGCGCGCAGGAATTCCTTCCCGTGAATAAAACGATCGCCGACGCCGTCCTCGGAGACGCCAAAAACTACGTCCCCGTCGCCACGGGAGCGCTCCTCGGAACCCTCCGGGCCGCCGCCACCAAAACGAGCGCCCGCGTTAAAGCCGGATACAAGTCCGTCCCGTATGCCGGCCCGATCCACTTCGGATGGCCCGCCCGTTTCATTAAGCCTCAGCCGTTCTTCTACGACGCGATCGACAAACGACGCGGCGAAATTAGAGAGCGCTACGAGAAACTCGTCGCCGACCTCATCAAGAAATACGACCTAAACGCCTAAGTAGACTTCCGCCGTGGCCCTGATCTCCGTAACCATTAGCGGCAACGCCGCGCCGCTCCGTAACGAACTCGATAAGGCCGAGGGCGCGATGGGCAAATTCGGCGGAGCGATGGGCAAAATCGCCGCCGTAGGAGCCGCCGCGTTCGGTGCGCTCGCCGCCGGTATCGCAGTCGCCACGAAAGCCGCCGCAGAAGATCAGCAATCCTTCGAGCAACTCCGAATCGCCATCCAAAACACGACAGGCGCTACCGATGCCATGGTCGAGGCGATCGATAAGCAGATTCTCAAGATGGCTATCGCGACCGGAGTCGCCGACGACCAACTCCGCCCCGCCTTCGGAAACCTCATCAGGGCCACCGGAGACGCGACAAAAGCCCAAGACCTACTCACGACCGCCCTTGACATCTCAGCCGCCACAGGAAAGCCCCTAGAAGCCGTATCCGTGGCGCTCTCCAAGGCCTACAACGGACAAGTAACCTCGCTCACCAAACTTGGCATACCGCTCGACGAGAACGCCGTAAAAGCGAAAGACTTCGACGCGATCCTCGGACAACTCCAAGAGACATTCGGAGGAGCCGCCGCCGCTAACGCCGACACATTCGCCGGCAAGATCGACCGACTAAAAGTCGTTTTCGGTGAAGTCGTCGAAACCGTGGGTAGCGCCTTCCTGCCGATCCTCTCGAACGCCGCAACATTCTTCCTCGACCGAGTCGTCCCCGCCTTCCAGTATTTCTCCGACACCGTCGGACCGAAACTCTCAGAGATAGTCGGCAACATCGCCGCATTCTTCCAAGACAAACTCGTCCCCGTAGTGCAGGAATTCGTCATTCCCGCATTCGAGCGAATGTCCTCCCTCTTCCTCGAATACATCGTCCCCGCAATCAAGACGATCGCGATACCGATCTTCGAGGGCCTGCGCGACGTGTTCGATAAGGTCGTCGAAAAGGTACGCGAGAACCGCGACTCGTTTAACCGCATCTATGACACCTATCAGACGGTCTTCGCATTCATCCGCGACAAACTCGCACCCGTCATCGGCACCGTTCTACGCGTCGCGTTTAACGTCGCAGAGAAGGCCATCGGACCACTCATCGACGGATTCTTCACCTTCACCGACGCACTCGGAGCAGTAGTCCGCACCGTTGCGCGCATCGCCGGACAGATCGTCGACATCGTCGTAGGCATGGTGAACACGGTGATCGACGGAATTAACTTCGTTATCCGAGGGTTTAACGCGCTCCCCGGATTCCTTCGACTTGGCGTCGAGATCGACGAAATCCCGCAACTACGACTCAACATGCCAGACTTCGGCGGAATGGATCGCGGCTCAGGCGGCACGACTTGGCTTGCCGCAGAGAACCGAGGCTCCATGCCAACACTCACGACGCCAACCTTCGGAGGCGGCGGAGGTGGTGGCGGAGGTGGCGGCGGAGGTGGTGGAGGTTCAGCCGCCGCGCGAGTAACCACGCCATTAACCGCCGCAGAAATCGCCAACGGAAACGCGATCGCCGACTTCTTCTCAGCCGGCCTTGATAACCCGCGTGTCCGCGCCGAACAAGGCCTGAACGTGACGATAAACGTAAACGGGGCGCTCGCTACCAAGGCCGAAATTGGAGAGGCCGCAATTCAGGCGATCCGAGCGGCTGAAAGCGTTTACGGTCCCGCCCAATTCTCGGTCGTATGACCGCCGCCGCAGTAGTAAACGGAGGCCCCGGCTACGACCTCCTCGTCGACGTCGGCTATCTCATCGACGGATTCACGCTCGACGACTCCGTGAAAGGCCTCCTAGATTCGACCGACTACGTCTTAGACGGATCGACATCGTTCGCCTCAGTCATCGACGGAACGACCTCTATTCGCGTTAAGCGTGGACGCCAAGACTCGACCGACGTGTTTCCCGTTGGCTCCATGAACTTCGTCCTCGACGACACCCGCGCCGGCGGCGTCTTTAACCCATTCGACGACTCACCGAGCAACCCCTACTACGACCAAGCCCAAGACGTACCCGGCCTCGCACCGGGCCGCGCCGTCAAACTCCTACGAGAAGACGACCTCGGCAACCTCGAGGAACTCTTCGTCGGTTTCGTCGTCAATTACGATCTAAATTTTGCCCTCGGCGGAAAGACGACCGTCTCCGTCTTCTGCGCAGATAACGCCTACCGGCTCGCTCAAACGGTGATTAGCGCCCACACTCCCACGGTGCAGAAGGCCGGCGACCGAATTAACGCGATCCTTAACCGGACCGAGGTTAACTATCCGACGGGCGCGGCCCGCTCAATCGCAAGCGGAACCGTCGACCTCGGAGACTATGCCATCTCACAAGGGACAAACGTAAAAGCCTATTTCGATTCGATCATGGACACCGCCGAACGCGGAAGATTCTTCATCTCTCGAGACGGCGTATTGACCACGCAGAACCGCATCGGAACGACACTCTCCAACCCGTCCGTCGTGTTCTCCGATGCCGGCACCGACACCCCGTACCGCGACCTCTCAATCGCCTTTGACGCCGACGACATCGTGAACCGCGTAACCGTTACTCCCGTCGGTGGCACGACTGCGACCGCGAACGACACGCCATCACAGACGACCTACTTCATTAAGGCCCTAGACATCTCTAATTCGCTCCTCGAACTACAGGCAGACGCGACGACGCTCGCCTCCTACCTACTCGAGCCCGAGCCAGAGGCCCGGTTTACGTCGGTAGAGACGGCCTTCGTAGCGCTCACCGACACGCAAAGAGACGCGGTAGCGATCGTCGACATCGGAGACACGATCGAGATAACCCGCACGATTCCGCTCGGGAACTCGACGACCACGATTACGCAGGAACTCCAAGTCGAGGGAATAGAACACGCGATTAATGTGTCGACGGGCCATAGTGTCCGGTTCTACACCTCCCCGACAACGATCGTCGTGGAACTCGTCCTAGATACGGGAATCCTCGACCAAGACGTACTAGGCTAGACGGCATTATGGCGACCCCTACTTCGCTCCCTTCTACATTCGTCGCGGGAAACGTCCTTACTGCCGCCCAGATGAACAATCTTCGAGGCGCGTTTCGTGTTCTTCAGGTCGTACAGACGGTAAAGACAGACACTTTTAGCACGAGTAGCACGACGTTCGTCGACGTTACGGGTATGAGCGTCTCGATTACTCCGTCGGCGACCTCGAGTCTTGTGCTAGTCCTATTGGATGCTCGTATTGGTGGAATCGGTCTAACTAAACTTCTTCGAGGAGCGACTGATATTTACATCGGAGACGCCGCAGGGAGCCGCACTAGGAGCATGGGACTCTTCGTTCCTAACGCCAACGGAGAAGACGCGAACCCGGCTATCTTCTTGGATAGTCCTGCGACAACTTCTAGCACAACTTACAAACTGCAAATGAGAGCCGAAGCCGCAACGTCTTATCTCAACCGTTCATCAAACGACCCCGATAACAACGTTTCTGGAAGCCGCACGGCGTCAAGTATTACCGTTATGGAGATCAGCGCATGATTGACTACACGCTAATTCTGCGAATGAAATTTGTCGGCGCTCAATGGGCGCTAAACGGCGACACTTACGAGGGCCTCGAGTGGCTCGACTCATCGCCTAAGCCAACGCAAGCCGAATTAGATGCACTCTGGCCCCAAGTCAACTACGAGAACCAATGTCTCGCAGTCGAGAACGCGCGTCTCGTCGCATACGAGCAACAGTCAGACCCGCTCTACTTTAAGTGGCAACGCGGCGACGGCACCGAGCAAGAATGGCTCGACGCGGTACAAGCCGTTAAAGACGCCAACCCATACCCGCCCAAGCCGTAGACTCTCGCTCATGTCTACAAAGTGGCAGGCCGCTCTAGTCTCGTACCTGAAACTCTTCGCCGCCGCGATGATCGCGTGTTACCTCGCCGGCGTCCGTGATCCCGAAATGATTCTCGACGCGGGCCTCGCCGCCGTTCTCCCGGTTATCTACAACGCTCTATCGCCACGAGACAAGCGTTACGGTCGAGGCGCGTGAGCCGTGCGTCCGGTTCGACCGGTCCGACTCCCGTCTGACCTCGAAGGAATCCCGAACGGGAAACTCCCCGCTCGTCTACTGCGCGAAGTCACCCCGAAAGGCCGCCTACATCATTTAGCCGCGCAAGCATGGGAGGCGATGCGAGCCGCCGCGCTCGCCGACGGCATCCGCCCATTTAGGCCCACGAGCCTCGGCGATACTTATCGTCCGCTCTCTCAGCAGACGGCGTTATTCCTCGCTCGTTACACGCTTAACCCGATCGAAGGCCGCCCGACGGTCGTCTGGGAAGGAAAGACTTACAGCCTCCTACCTCGCATGGCGCAAGCGGCGAAACCGGGTACCTCGAACCACGGATGGGGCCTCGCCGTAGACGTTTGGGGAGCCTCCGGGGAGCGTCTCCAATGGCTCGAAGAGAACGCGCTCGACTTCGGTTTCTCATGGGAATTTAAGTCAGGCGCGGAACCGTGGCACATTCGGTACTTCCGAGGCGATCGCGTCCCGAACAGAGTCAAGAAATGGACCGAGTCCAAATGAGCGAAACGATCCTCGTCGCCGTCATAGGTTCCCTCGGCGTCGTCCTCGCCGCCGTACTCCCGGCGGTACTTGTGCAAATACTCCGACGAGAGAATTCCCGCGATCATGCGACCGTGACGTCTAGGCTAGAAGGCATCGATACCCATCTCGGGATCGTGGAGGCCAAAGTCGACCACGTCCAGTACGGACTAGCGACTCACCTCCTAAAGCATGAGAGAGAGGACTTAAACGATGGGGATTCTCGAGGAACTAACTCCTAGGAGAAATTCGCAATACGAGATCGAACAATTCTTAGCGGGACTCGAAAAAAAGGAACGCGCAGAGTGGGAGCAAGTCTTTAAGGAAATCGAGAAATACACAGACGCAACAATTAGCGCCGCGCTAAAGCGTCGCGGAGTAAATGCAAACACGAACGCGGTTTACCGATTCCGCGTCAAGAGAGGAGATCGCAAGTGAACGAAGAACTAGAACTGCAACGACAACTAGATGACCTCAAGGCCGCTCTAAAGCGGTCTCAGATGGCTCACGCCAAAGAGAAGGCGAAGACCGACGAGATCGTCGCCGCCATCTATCAAGCCGCAAAGGATGCGGCGCTCGCACAGTCGACACCGGCTCCGATCAAAGTCGCGAAGGACACTCGCAAAAGCAAGGCCGAGGTCGCGCTCATTCACGCGACGGACTGGCAACTCGGAAAGAAAACCGTCTCCTACGGGATGGACACTTGCGCGAAGAGAATCGATCGGTTCGCCGAGAAGATCGTTCGCATCACCGAAATCCAACGGAAAGACCACCCCGTCCGAGAGGCTGTCGTCATGCTCGGCGGAGACATGGTCGAAGGACTCGACATCTTCCCCGGGCAAGCGTGGGAGATTGAGGCTCACCTCTTCGACCAACTCTTCGAGGCGTCCGTCATCATGGAGAAACTCGTCCGCACGATTGCCGCAAACTTCGAGACGGTGCGCGTCGTCTGCGAATTCGGAAACCACGGACGCATCGGTCGCTACGGCGTGAACCCGCGCGGAGACAACATCGACCGCATGGCCTACAAGATCACGCAGGACCGAACCACCAACCTAAAGAACGTCTCATGGCAAGCATCGAACGACTGGTATCAGCATTTCTCAATCGGTAACTACCGCGTCCTCTTGGTGCATGGAGACGAAATCCGCACCTACTCGGGGACGCCGATCTTCGGCATCATTAAACGCGTCACTTCTTGGGCCGCTATGACGATTGCGAAAGGCTCCGTACCCGCCTTCGACGACTGCTACATGGGCCATTGGCATAACCCGGCGTCGATCATGATCGGAAACGGGAATAGATTTTTTATCACGGGATCGCCCGAATCTGGCAACGTGTACGCCCAAGAGCATCTCGCCGCCGTAGCCCGCCCATCCCAGAGACTCCATTTCATCGACCCGGAGCGGGGACAAGTCGCCTCCGAATACGTCGTATGGCTCGACTAGACGCGACCCTCGTTTTCGTCGAATGGAAAGACGCCCACGCGGAGGCGCACGGATGGACCGCAGTGGACGAACTCGACCGCGAGCCGGCGATCATCCACTCCGTCGGATTCCACCTCCCACGCGCTAAACCCGGGCATTTCGTCCTAGCCCAATCCCTAGACGAGAACGGACACGTCGACTCGGTCCTCTGTATTCCCGTAGCCATGGTCCTAGGAATCACGCATCTCGGAAATCCACCACTCGAGGACGCGTATCGCATAGAGTCCTAGTACCGCTTATCTGAGGAGGTAAGACATGAACCATGGAGTCTGGCTCTATGAACGGTTAGAAGGCCGTTCGGATGCCGGAGAGGTTAGACTGGCACTCTTTCGGGAGCCCGGAACGGGCCGAGTCCGAAAGGCGATCGTCTCATTCAGAACCCCTTCGCATCCCTGCGCTATTTGGTCCGACGTGTTGCTCGAGCATCCGCCGCACCTCGACGAAGGAGTCCCATCGTGAGCCCCGCCGCCCTCCTTACGGCGTGTGCGCTCACCGGTGCGCTCTGGTGGGCCTC